GCTCAATCATCAGACCCTACAAGCAAGTTCTTTAGATTTAAAGCCGCTATAACAGGCGAAGATTCAGACGAGGGATACAGGCAGTATCAAGAAGCAAGAGAGTTTAATTTAGATTCAATTGACTTAGCAGAAGGAAAGAAAACCTTGTTAGTCAACAAAGATTACATCGACCACGAAATGACTCAGGCAATGAGTTATATTGCTGACCCCTCGTTGTTTATTCCTTTTGCCAAGATTGGTGGACTTGGGCTTCGTGCTATTGGTATGGGAGAGAAAGCCGCTATGCTTGCCGCCCGTGCAGGGGCTATCCAAAACAGACTAATTGGTGGTGCTCTTAAGTATGGCATTGGAAAACCAATTGAATTAATTGGCGGTGCAACAAGAGGAGTTATTGATTACGGAATCAACGCAGGTTCATTGGCGGCAGAAACCGTGACTGGTATGTCTGCTAAAGAAATTGCAACAACCGTCCGTATGGGTTCGTTAGGAACTAGTGCGGCATCTCTTGCTGGACACTCTGTTCCTATTGTTTCTGACATCTCCAATGCTTATGTTGCTGGAGGTGTTGCACACGGTGTTGGTCAAGCACTTAGTGCTATTGGTGGTCAAATACAAAGAGGTCCAAGAGGATTCCTTTCTTATGCTAAGGCGGCTCTTGAGGCTGACAAGGCTATTCTTTCCCCTTCTGCACAGAACTTGCTTAAGGTAATTAATGCCGCTGACCCGCTTCTTTCATTGTCTGCTGACATAACAAAAGGTGCGGCTTACGGTGCTGTCATTGGTGGCGGGCTTGGCTACGGCAATAACGGTCTTGAAGGTATGTGGCAGGGTGCTGGGGCTGGCATTGCTCTTGGTGGCGTTGGTGGACTTGCTGGTGGGCTTCTCTCTAGAGCCACAGGTGCTAAGACCATTGAACGAGCAGACATAATGGCTAAGTACGCCATTGAGGGTGCTAAGGAAACAGGGAAACATCATACTGCTCAAGCCTATGAATTATTCAGAAAGATTGGAGAGATGACAGGAACTAAGCCGATGATGGATGGCATTGTTGTCGCCTTTGACGGTCTTGCTCCTGACTCTAGATTTCAATTCAGAAATGACGCTAACCACACTAAGTTCTTAGATGATAACGGATTTGATAGGAAAACTGGTATACATAAAACAGACCCTACAAAACCAAAACAACTTTCTCAGTTTGAGCACATCAATATGGAAGGCGTTGTGATGGAAACAGCCGCTGATGGTCAGGTAACAATGCACATCAACACCACTAAACTTTCAAAGGGTGCTAAATCTGGATTCCGTGCTGGAACAGTTCCACACGAAATGCTTCACTTAATTCTTCGTAAGGCGGTTATGACTCCGCACTTTATTGAGAACCTCAAGCACGACCTTCTTGGCGTAAGAGACGCAACAGGTAAACTCCTTGAAGGCGGTTCTATCAACCCAGATGAAAGTAAGGCTTTCTTTAGGGAGTATATGAAGCGTACATACAACAAGGTTGATAAAAGCATTGACCCTACTGGACACGCCGCCGAAGCAAAGCGTTTGTCAGACCTTGCTGATAGGGCTGTTGATGAGTACGAAAAGACAGGTCAAGCCACATTGACTGAGGCTACGGTAAATAGCAAAAAGCCTTTACTTGAACACCTTACTGAAGAGTTCGGTGCATATTATTTCCAAGAACTCGTTGGTGCTAAACCACCCGACTTCTTATTCTTTGCTGGTAAGTACGAAGGTCTTCGTGGAGTAATGGACAGAACGGTTAATAGATTTATTGACCACTTTGAAAACAAACGCTCTGCCCTTGACCCACGGTTTTCGTTTAAACAAGGCAGGTCATTGTCTGAATCCTTCAGAGACAGTAGCGGGAAGCGAATCAGGGTAGGCTCTATTGACTATATGATTTCTGACTTCTTGAAGATGACTCAGAATCAAAACAGAACTGGACGAATTGACCTGACCTTGATGTCTGATAAAGCCAGAGGAGAACTTATCCTCAGAAAAGGTCTTGACGACCTTGGTAGAGCAAGAGGGGCTAGAGACCCTAGAAAGAAAACAAGTCTCTCTAACGACTTGCAACTAGGCAAGGCTGTTCACGCTGAACTTCTAGCCATTGACCCAGCAAGACAAACAGACGGTGCTGGCAATCTAGTTGGTCACTTGTCTGACAAGGATGTTGCTGGACTTATTCGTGCTGGGCATATCTCACCTGCTATGGGTCAGAAGATTAAAACTCTTCAGGCTCTTGCTATGAATCCAGACAAATCAGTTTTTGAGTCTGGATACTGGGGTGCTACGCACACGGTAGAAACTGGACCAAATGTACCAAGAATTACTGGAGACGAAGTTCCTTTCACAAACAGACTTGGTGTTCTTCTTAGCGTTGACATAAAGGTTGGCAAGAATGGTAAGGTCTCAATGGTTGCACACACCCTTGACCTCAGGGTTAATAGCGAGAGGGCGAAAAATATGTGGTCTAATCCTTCGGTAAGAGACCTATGGAACGGAGATGTTATGCTGTTTGAAGCCGACTACATCAAGTATATAACCAATATGGGTAAAGATGTTGCTGGTGGAAAGGTTGAGTCATCTATCCTGTTGGACAACGGAGACGGCAATGGAGGAAAGAGAAGAGATGTTATGCATCAAGTTGCTGGCGTTCCCCTTGGTGCTGGCGATGTCTATGTTAATCATCCTATTGGCGAAATCTACTACGATGCTTTGAACGCCTACACGATGCTTTCAATTGGAAGAATGCAGGACATCCGACTAACTGGAGAAAAGGTTCTTGGCTTTGACCCCAAGAATGCAATCCCAGACATCGGCAGAAACTTCTCACCTGCTGAGATGACCTACAGGGAAGCCCCTAATGGTAAGCATTGGGAGCACAAAACTGGCTACAGATTCCATCAGATTCTTGATGGCGAGGTCGTTGCCTACGACAGACGAGGTGAGCGTATTGGTTCATACGCAACGCCAGAACAGGCTATGCTTGCTGGTAAGCAGAAACTCCAGAAGCAACAACAGGCTATGCACGAAGTTGCTCAGGATGTTAAGGCGGCTTATGACCGTGGTGTTCACTTCAGCCCTAGAGAAGAGTACGGAAGACAAAAAGCAACAGAAGAACTTCACGCAAGAGGATTTGCAGGAAAGTTTCGTGCTGAATATGTTGAGATGCTAAGAAGTCTTACTGAAGAATACAACGCAAAGATTAATAATCCTCAAGTAGACCCTAGATTTCTCAACGGAATCAGAAATAAAATGGAATTGATTCCAAAGATTTTGGAAAAGATTGATTCTAAGGCAGATTTGTTTTCAGAAGATTCGGTAACCCTAATTCAACACGCTGGAATCCCTGCAAGACTTGACGGTTCTTTTGGCTCTAATTCTGGCGGTCAGGCTTGGATGAGTATGCGTATTGGTGGCATAGATGCTCATATGAAGGGATGGGATAAGATTTATCCTATGACCTTCCGTTCTGCTCTTAATGACAGAATTCAGGTGATGCTTAGAGATACACCTAATATGACTCCTCAGCAACTGCGTAAGCGATTGCTTCAGTACGGCTCTAGAACTGGAGAGCGTCTATGGGCTGAGGCTGAGGCTGTTGGATTTGTTGATTGGCTTGAGTCTAAGATTCAACCTACATACAGATTAACACGCAGGTACGATGCGGCTACTGGTGGCATTCTTCCGAGAGGACAGGAACATTCTCCAATTGCTACACCTAAGGGAGAAAATATGTCCGTATTAGACCCAAAGGAAATCACAGATTTTCTTAAGAACAATGGCTTGTCGCTTAGGATTGATACTGGTGCTAAAGAACTTGGAGGATTGCAGACTGAGAATTATGTATTTGGTGGAACTAAAGGCGAGTATACTGAAACGCCTATTAGAATTGAACAGTCTCAATATCATCACGGAGTAAGAGGTCACTACGGACCTGATGTAGTTGTTCACACAAGAACAACAGTAAGATTCGATTCCGAAGGAAACAAATACCTATACATAGAGGAAATTCAATCTAACAATAGTGAAAGCATTCTTCCTCAAGGTGCTTTGAATAAAGAATCTCAAAAAATTCTGACAGAACAAAGAACAGATTTAGTTAAAAAACTTCAAGGGCTTCAAGAACTTGTAAACAAATACCCAGACCTTAAGGAAAGAGAACGAGTTCTTGAAGCCCTTAAAAATGGTGCATTTTATGACGAGGGCTTTGGCACTTCAATTCCGCTGATTAGTTATCTTTCTGACAACCAAAGAACTGGACAAGGAAGAAACACTACATCTAAAAAGGTTACAGCAAAAGAAAAAGAAGCAAGAAAAATTGCACTTGAAGTTGCTAAATTTATTGAAAGGAATCCAGACCTTATTGTAAACCAATATATGCAAATGTTTGCCATAAGTAATGCAGACATTGGTCTTAGAAGAGACCCAACTGGACTTCGTCCGCATACACCTAAAGACGCATCTCACGAAAATGTAACTCGTACCCACCTGCTTGAGATTCTAAAACAACCTGACATTCTAAAAAACATAGCGGACCAATTTGTAGACCACAACATTAAATATTATCAAGACGGATACAGCGATTTCAATAACGCCCAAGATGCTGGATTAAGACTTCAGATGAGCGATGGTAAGGTGTTCTATGCTAATCAGAGATTTAATCCTGCTTCAATTGGTGGTCCTAGAACAATTGCTGAATTCATAAGCAGAATTTATACTGACACATCTTCTGCTATTGCGGAAACTGCGTGGGAAACCGCCGATGTCAAAAGGTCTAACCCAAATCCTGTTCCTAATTATGCAAGCCAAGGAAGACTTCATATTTTTGACACCTATGATGCTTACAGGGCTTATCACGGTTCTTTGATAGACCCCAATAATACACTTTACGGAGGTCATAGCCGTGCTTTATGGAATGTTCTAGATGCCGTTAACAAAGAGTTTGTAGAAAAAGATTCTTTGATTTACAGAACAGCAAAACAGCAAGCGGAAGTGTACGGTGAAATCAAGAAACGAATTCTTGAGAAAAGAAAGAATGAAGGAAACACCAATAAAACCGTTGATTTAGTTGAACTTGAAGCCGCATCTCCTCACACACTAAGTCGCAATATAGAAGCAATTGACAGAGAGTTCATTAAGCACGAAGAGGCTATGAAGAACAAAAAAGCCTACCCTCTTGAAGTCATCAACGAAAGAACCTTGGTTGCTTTAAAATCCCTGATTGTAGAATCTATCAGAAAGGGAATAAACACCCTTGTCCTTACTCATCCTGACGATGCTCCTACTGTGTCTCAGATGAAATATATTTCTCGTACAGGATTGTATGGAAAAGCACTTCCTGAAATCTGGGGCGGTTTCCTTGCCAAATACGGAATCAAGATTCAGAAGTACGGCTCTACAGAAAGATTCCTTAAGGGTCTTGATGTCGCTGGAAACCCTGAAATTAAAAAACTGTTTGAGACTTTGTCTAATGCATCTGACGGTTCGTTTGATGCCAATAAACTTGTTCTTGATATGTATGAACAAGGCAAGGCTGGAAAACTTGACGCTAGAAATGTCGAGTACATCTCAGGGAGTCTTTCCAGAGCCATTCACGAAGTCACCACTCCAAGACAAGGACAAGAAGATTTTAAGCAACTGGTCAATACGACAACTAAAGCACTAGATAAAAGAGTAAAAAATGGAGAAATTCCTAAGGAGTTCTATGACGCTTATGTTGAGGCTGTGAATGTTAAAATGGCTGAAAGCAAAGCCTTTGAGGAACTGCAAAATAGCATTATGGATGCTCAGGCTCAAGCAAACGGAAAACAAATAATGTCCCGTGATGAAATCATCACCGCTATGGGTCTTGCCAGAGGAAACCACATCGTACTTAACGACAAAATAAAAGCCGACTTTATGAGCGGAAAGGCTATGACATCCTATAGCGTTGCTGAAACGGATAGCCGTGGTGGAAGACGCTACGACCCTTTTGGTCACGCATTTCAAAGAACATTTATCGGGAAGTATTTTAACGACAACAAGGATACGCTTCCAAAGGGAATGACAGTTGAATTCAAAAACACACATCGTTCTGTTGGTGACCCTCAATACGGATTTACTCTTGAGGTTAAACAAGGGTTTCACAAAAGCGGAAAGCCTAACTTCATTGCTAACATACACATTAATGTAGACGGAAACAAGGCATCCGTAGAAAGCACAGGCGTTGCTGAGTCAATGCGTGGCAAGAAACTTAATAATGTTTTGCTGTCTGAAGCCGCAGAAAGACTACGCTCTCAGGGCGTTAAGTATCTTGATGGAGTTATCATTGACCCAGAGAACAGACCTTACCACGCCCGTATGCGTACCATTGGGAACGCAGAGAGCCTTGGTAATGGCGGTTACTACGATGTAACCAGAAGTACTCTTGATAGGAACGCTTACTACAGCCCAGAGGAGAAAGAACTTAAAGGCAGAATTCAAAGCAGTTCTTCTTTAACTGAACTTAATTCTTGGCTTAGTGAACTAAGAGGTTCAGTCAAATCTTGGCACGAGGTTGAGATGCCTCAAAGCGTAAAAGACATTGCTGACAACCTCGATGTATTTACATCAGCCAGCAAAGACGATATGATGATTGCCTTAGAAAAGGCTTCTAGAAGCGACAGCGTTTCAAAGCAAATCTATAGCGATGTCGTAGAAGGAAGAACAAGTCTGACAGAGGCTACAAAAAAACTTCAGAAGCAAGGAGACTACTACACTTATAATTACGAATTGAACAATATCAGGAATACAAGAAAACAACTTGCCAAGCGTGTTCAAGAAGTAATGGGCAATAAGCGTAAGGTATCGGACACGGACGCTAGACGCTCCAATACTGGGGCTGAAAGAGAAAGCAGGGACACAAAATACTACAGCCCTAGCGACTACCAAGGAGGAGATGATTACTACAAACCAAAGAAAAACATCTTTGAATCAAAAGATGAACAAGGATTATTAGTTCGCAGAGTTAGCGTTGGAAATGATGAAATTACTGGAAATCCAGACGCTAGGGGTAGCAAAACAAATCCAGACAATGTTGGATGGGAAGACATTGGTCACTACCCGCAAACAGGAAAAACAAAAGCAGATAATATTTGGGAAGCAAAGAACAGCGGTCTTTGGTATTGGAAAGACAACGAAGGTGTTAGAATGAAAAACCCAATGTGGGAATTGGACAGACCAGATTTTACGCATAGCGAATGGTTTGATAAATTTAAATATGATGACGATAGACCTAATATCTACGGCAGATATGAAAAGCCAAAGTACGATGAGAAAGGAAATTTACTTGAGAAAGGTAAACTGTCTATTTCTAGTGATTATAAACAGCCTATCTCTGATATGTCTGATGCTAATTTCTATAAAGATACTGTTGCTAGTTCACTTGGCGTTCCCGCTGACCACATAGACGCTTATCTGTTTGGTGCTAGTCAAAAAGTTAAGGCTCAAAGAGGCTATGGTATAAAAGACCAACTTCCTATTCATTTTTCTGTCAACGAAAACGACAAGGGCGGTCAAACCTATAACCAAAAAAGCCTGAAATGGAAGAAGGGATTCATTGGACGCTATGCGGCTGAGAACCCTGAGATGTCAAAAGAACTTAAACTTACATTTGAAACCGAAAAGGCTAGTGCAAGCAGAGGTATGGCTGTGATGGCTGGAAGGGTTGCGGGTAAGAGCACACACAACCACTACCTTCAGATTACTGAGGCTGGTAAAGAGGTTGGTCACATCACTTGGAAGACTCAGATTGGAGCAAAGGATGGCAGAAAGATTTTCTCAGACCCTAGCGTCAGCGTTGAACCTGCATACCGAGGTAAGAATTACCAGCACCTGCTGTACTCTGAAGCCGCTGAACGAGCCAGAGCAATGGGTGCTACGGACTTCTTCCAGCGTATTGAAAACGACCTAGGTCTTCCGCTGAAGTCACAGGTCAGGACATTCGGAGAGAACTACTCTAAACTCCTAGACCAATACACGGGGCAGTATATGCCAGCCACTATGGATAACTTCAATAAACTGAAGTATCCTGAGATGGAGATTCATAATACTGAGGCTGACGGCACGGTCAATATCGAGAAGCATAAGGGTCACGAACTCTGGGTGTACGCTTGGAGCAAGATTCAATCTGACAAATGGTACTCCCTGAACGAAAGGGATATGCTTGTCCTCCGTAAGTCTGAGGATATGCCTTGGTTCAAGAAGGCTATGGCATCGGCTGGAGGCTTTGTCAGGTACGCCACCGCTGAGGATTTAAATGACCTCAGAGGGCTTAGGGCAATCAGCCACGCTCCTGATACCCTTACGGGTACAGACATCACCACAGCCGAAGGCAGGGTGGTTGCTGAGGGTGCTGGAGGTCTTCCTTACCCTATGCTTCAGGCTGAAAGAGGAAGCAATGCGGCTTGGGCATCGCAAGGTGAAGGGTTTGTCAACCTAACTAACAACGCTGTACAGGCAAACAAAGATGCGGGCAAAGGTGTTACAGCAATTATGCCTCTGACCTTCACATCTTACGAGAAGGCTAGAGCGTCAGTTCAAGGCTCTGAGTTCTACTACAATGTTTTTGACATCTTTAAGCGTGGTAAGATTGTCTCCGAAAAAGACCTTCGCATTGCGATGGCTGAAGCCGTTGAAAAAGTTACCACGCATAAGGACAAAAAAACTGGGGAAGTTGTAATTGAGAACAAGCAGACTGATGCACTCAGGAAGATTGTTAAGGACAACAAGATGAATTATGATGAGTTGATTGCCAGCGTGATGCTTACCCTTGAAGACAGTAGCATTCAGAACTTTGGCACAAGAGCACCTATGATAGACGACTTTATGGGTGCTGTGTGGGACAGAGTTATGAAAGGTCTTAGCGATAAGAAGAAGCAGGAAGTTATGCGGTTCTTCCCTGAATGGGATGGCTCTAAAACGGCAGGAGCGTTCACGCTTGCTAACCTCAAGAGCACAATGGGCAACACGCTTACAGATAGCCTTACAAAAGGACTTAAGTCTGGAGATGTCTACGGCATTATAAAATTCAATGACTTTGTAGAATCTATGGACTCTGGTCACAGGTCTTATAACACAGGTATTGTTCAAAAGAACGGGCAGAAGCCTGAGATTCTGTTGCTCAAGAGACCTATCAATGTCCTAGACCTGCACGAAACATCTATCTCTGCTAACTCTGGTGAGCGTAAACTTTCAGACCTTCCAAGTAATGTGCAGACAAACCTGCTTGGTATGAACAGCAACCCTTACGGTGCAACCAGAACCAAGGATGTTGGTCAGGTAGATTATAGGGATATGAACGCTAATTACAGCGTAAAAGAAAATTTTGCGGAGAAAGTCGCACCTAATGGAAAGGTATTACAGGCTATCAACGGATACATCATTATGATTCAAGGAGACAAGTTCAAGGTCTATAACTCCCAGAAAGTTCAAGTCGGCATCTACGCTTCTGAACAAGAAGCCAAAAAACGAGCATTGAGGAACTGACGATGAACGACAACCACGACTATGAAGTCCTTATTCAAGAACTCAAACGAGGGGGATGGATTATGGCTATCTTCGGTGCTCTTGGTGCTTTCACTAGCCTTGTCCTCAGAAATGAAAAATACACTTTCTTTATATGGTTCAGAAAGATAGCGGCAGGTGCTGTGGTAGGCGTAATTACAAGCCTATCCTTGTACTCTGTGGACATAGAGCCTATTTACAAAAGCGTTCTATGTTCTATCGCTGGTTCTATTGCCCCTGAGTTGTTTGACTGGGTCAGAACCAAGGCTTTAGAAAAACTCAAATGAGATATATAATAGCATCAATATTTTTATGCGGATGTGCAACCCAAGAGCCAATTGCTCCAGTAATAATCAACAACAAGGAGAAAGACCTATACATTGACAAAATCGAAGGAATCGTTTCTGAAGCGGCTTCTGCCCTTACTGCTGTCGCTCCTGCCATTCCTGATGGGATTGCTAGAGAACTCGTTGAAGGGCAAGTCGCAAGACTCAGCGGGGTCAGCAAGCCAAAGCAAGAACGAGTTGAATCTTTTAGACGGATGGTCGAATCAAAAGACCACAAGGCGGTCAAGAAGGACAAAGAAGAGGCGTTGAAGATTGATTCTGAAACTAGCGACCTGTGGGCTTTGGTAGAAGAGAAGGAGAACGCCATTGCTGTCGCCCAAGCCATAGCCGACAATGCGGAGAAAGAGCGTCAAGTTGCTTTAAAAGAAAAAGCCCTATGGCAGTTTAGTACCACAGGACTGGGGTTATTTGTTGCAGGACTAGCAGTAATTGCCTTTACGCCTTGGAAGACCAAGGGGTTAATTCTGATGGGTGGCGGTGCTTTGGCTATGGGTAGCCTCTGGATTTTTGACAGCCAATGGTTTGCTTGGATTGTCGGCACAAGTCTTGCAGTTGTAGCAACAGGACTTCTTTTCGTCTTTATTAAAAGTATTAAGAATCGCTACAAAAAGGACAGCCTCAAAGACGAAGCAGACGCAAAAGAGAATGAAGAGTAATCTCATTTCCAGAACTCCTCAGGGATGATGTCCATAAAGATAGGCGGGTTCTCGCCTTGGTATGCATCAAAGATGTTCTTGTGCATAAACTCTTCAGCGGCATCGAAGTCCATCATATCTTCCTCCATCAAATGGGCGATAATTCGCTCCGTTGAGTAGATGGCTTGATAGCCAGTCTCAGTCTTTGCTACGCCATAGAAAGCGTAGTCTAGACCATCAGCGGGAACGATGGATTCATCGAAGTCCTTGAGGAAGTTTTTGAGTTTATTATCGGATGACATAATTATTTTTTGGTGATACGGTAGTGAGGAATTGGGCGTGTGACCATACCAGATTTCACACGATACATCTTCATTTCAAGAAGATTGTTTCTAACGGACAAATTAATTCTTTTGGAGATAGCACTCTCTCCGCAGTTCCACATTTTTTGCAGTTGTCTGCGTGTGAAGAAGCCTTTGGCAGGGTTCTCTTCGCACTTAGTGCCAAACATTCGTTCTAGTTCTTTGAGGTCTTTATTGGTCATAGTCCTTTGATAGAATAGATAAATTTCTTGCCCACTCGGTGGGCTTGCCAGACCTTCCATTCGTTGCCTTGGGTGAACCCGTAAGTCCAGCCTGACCCCCATTTGCTGGTGGCTAGACGGTTTTTGGCGTACTCAGGGGATTTACCGCATAGGCAACCTCCAGAGAATCCGACAGCACCTTGATGCTTCCTAGCGTTGATTTGCTGGATGCTATGGAGGTGACCCATAATGACAGCACCCTGAGGCTCTGCGTAATGGATAGCGTGTTCCTCTACGGCTCTTACACCACAGGTGTATCCGTGTACAAAAGCAATTTTGCCTAATCTATGTACGCCTTGTTCTGCGTGATAGTCGTAAATTTTCTTGCAACCGTTCTTCTTAAGATGGCTCTTAATGCTCTCCTTTAGGTCGTGGCAATAGTCTACCATCATCCCGCTAGTCGAGCCGTTGATAATCTGGTCAAGGCGGTCATCGTGATTTCCGTTTAGGAATACAGAAGGTTGGACACGGGTAATGAAATCTTTGCCAGCCTTGACATCAGCAATCAGCGACTCGTCTTCTTCCTTGCGACCAGCACCACGCCTGATGCTTCTAAAATCCCAGTTATCACCTAGGTGGATTACTTGGTCAGGAGAAAACCACTTAAGAAATTTGAAGAACTCAGCCGCAACATCTTTATCCACCATATCACCGTGGTTGTCACCTACGGCTACGAACTTAATTAGTTTGCTCATTAGAGATATCGAAAGTGGGGTTTTGTAAAACCTTGAACTGGTCGGTACGCATATGACGGATAACACCGTCTTTCTCTAGCACAATAGCAAAGATGTCGTTACTCCAAGTTCCACCATCCCGCACATACATCATCCATCCATAGCCGATATCGGTTTGGACTGGGATTGGATTGCGGAATTCGTGAATCATTTTTTATTAGGCTTAATAGAACAGTCCTTTAAAACGGAGTAAACTGAACACCTAACCAAGTTATGTTTATTAATAATTTCTCTTGGAGTTAATCCGTTTTGGTGTTCAAGAATAACAATTTCCTTTACTGAGCCGTGCTTGCGTCTGCCTTTATCTAGTTTAAAATCTAGATTCATACGCCTCTTAACACCATAGACTGCACCATAAGACAGCCCACAAGCCTTGGCTGTCTCTGGCATAGTTAAACCATCACAGTAAGCCTTAACCACAAGCAACAGGGTTTTGCCGTAACCATATGTGCTTGTGCCTTTATTCATTTGTTCGTGCGGAACTTCCGTGTGTTCAACCAACCTTGTCGCCCACCACCAGAAGTAGAATGAGAGTACAGGATGTCTCCACCCTCTTCAAGCATCTTGATGTAGTTCTTTGCTTCCGCTAGTTTGTTTAAAAGACTAGCCGTATCTGGTGCGTCAAGTTTAGCCACCAGTTCCTTGACTTCTAAGCCAAGGATTAGTGCCGCTGCTTTTTCTGAGTTCCTGCGTGGGTCATAGCCAGCCTTACGAGGGACGAACCCCTCGGCTTGGCTAACGATTTTCTCGGCTTGTTCCATAGGTAGAGAGATGAATTTTGCTACTTTGCGTTTGCGTTGCTGAATGATGGCGTGACGGAGGTAGGTGATTCCTTCTGTCTTTGGCTGGTACTCAGGCATCCTTCTTATCTGCTTCCAGCAACTTAACCAAGTCCTGCTGGTTGTACCGCTTGTACTTACCTTCAACGGTGAAGTTGTAGTAGGTCTGGCGGTGAATCTTGGTGGGCTTCAGGAGGCGAGCGATGTTACCATCCGAAAGGATGATGTAGTTCGTGCCTTTGCCGTAGTACTTATAGGTATTGGACATATGAATTATGGGTTAGAATTAGAAAGGGACTTCGTCAGCGGTTTGCGGTGCTTCGCCTTCAAAGAGACGGATTGCTTCAGCCTTAATAGCGAGGTCTTTAGGGGAAACGGTGGTTGATTCACCAAAGGGCTTGGGAGTCCAGACCTTAGCGAAGTAGTAGAGGTCACCGCACTTAACGCTACGGTCATCTTCCTTCTTCGGGAGTTCAGCAAGAGGAATACCCTTGCGGTCACCGAAGGGTGCAACCATAGCACCAGAAGCCTTAACGGACTTACCAGCGTTAGGGTTAGGGATGTACTTCATTCCCTTTGGAGGGTTCTCAAGCGAGACAGTACTTCCAGCCTTTGAGACTCGGTCAGTCTCTGCATCGTCATCCTCAGTAGCCACGCCAGACACCGAAGCCAAAGCGTAGCGGCGAAGATAAGAAATGAGTGCTCCTGCGTCTTGTCCCTTGAGTCCCTTCTCTGCTGGGATAAGAGCGTCAGCCGATAGGTACGCACCACAAGCGTGGATGACGAGGGTTCGCACACCAACGCTTTCGGAATCACCGATAGGCATTTGGATGATGGCAAGTCCGTGCTTTGCGGCAAGGGGTTTAAGTGCAAGCAGGTGAGCGGATAGGCTGGCATAACGATTGCGATGAAATGGATTGGTGGAGTCTGCGTGGATATCCTTACTGGCTTCAATGAAGTCCACTAGGGATTTGAACAGGATGGCTTGGGTTTCTGGAGTGTTTTGGCTCATAGGATTATTATCGAAGAAAGTGCTGAAAGGATTCATAGAAGCAATGTGTTATACATTCTTGGTTTCGTCAACCGTTTTTTCTAAAATATTTCTGACAAAATCAGAACGGGTCATTGCGTTTTTCTTTGAAAGAGTGTTCAGACGGGCGAGTGTCTTACTTTCGATGCGAAGAGTCAACATCATTTCTTTGTTACGCTGACGAATTTTTAAAGAAGTTTTTTTCATAGTGGAAGGAGCGGAGAAGAACAGAAGGGTATTACTAATGCAAGGCTAAAGTTATACTATTATGACCCTGCCCCTACCATCTGGTAGTAGTCCTTTAGTCTTCGGATAAGGGCAACGCCAGTCTCCTTGTCCCTAGCGTCAAAACGCTCTAATAGAGTAGAACCGTTGAAGTTCGTGCTAACAATGGTAGCCCTACGAGCCGTGCTACGCTCGTCAATGATAGCGAACAGGTCAGAAGCCATACGCTGGGTAAGCCGCTCCTTACCAAAGTCATCTAAGATTAAGAACGGCATCGTGATTAACTGGTCTAGAGCCGTGCCGTGCTTCTGGTCTTTAAAACCCATTTCAATGGTGGTCTCCAGTTTACGCATAGTCAAGAACTGGAAGTTCAATTGCTTGTCCTTTAGGGCTTCCTCAGCCCACATACGGCAGATGATAGCCCAGATACCACGGGTCTTCCCAATGCCCGTAGTGCCGTGCAGAAGGAGACCAGAGACATCACCGCTGGGCTTCCAATCCAGAGCCTTCTGGATGTTGGGGTGAAGGCGAGCGATGTCAGTATCCCTAAAGATTTCTGGCATAGATGGAGGGATAATAGAATCAACCAATCCAGCATCGGCTACACGGACGGCATCTAGGTGCTCACGGCAATGATGCCAGCGAACCAGTTTATGAGTGCTGTCGTTCTTAGCAAACAACGCACCCCTACGACCACAATGACAGGCGATGTCGCTCATTTGGACTGCTTGCCCTCCTTGGCGGCGTTCCACGCTTCAACGCAGATGTTCCATCCAATGTGAGTAAGGTTTAACGCCATCTCATCCCCCGCCTTGGTCAGCCGCTCGACCTGTCCGCAGAGCATAGCAGACTTTTCAATTTCCTCGTCTAGTTTCTGGTCAAGGTAATCACAATTATTATCAAGGCGTTGCTTCTCCGTGAGCAACCAAGCGTAATCACGGAACTCGACATACTGTCCTTCCCCGTCCGACTGCATCACATCACCGCCTAGCGTCTGCTGGGCTTGGATGCTGGCTACATTGTAGCGAGGTGGCTTATTTAGGTTTCTCATTAGAATCAGAATGCTTCGTGGTCGCTTGCTGTCAATGGTTTTGTGTTACCTTTTCCACTTTGAGACCTAGCAGGTTCAAAGAGACCCTGCCAGCCGTTCTTAATAGACATCTCAATTGAGATAATGGACTTCTGCTCACCCCATAGTGCGAACTCCTTCCATTGAGCCTTCATCGTGCTCTCCTTGATGGGCTTCTTGATTTCCTTTCGGTAAGCAATCCAAGACATCCAAGCATTGGAGAACTCTTCTGATTCAAAGGGTAAAGGAGATGACCAAGGAGCAGAATCCTTTGTATCTTTATCCTCTTTATTATCATCTTTACTATATGGGTGCAATTTATTGCATCCCCCCCGTGCATTATTTTGCACCCCCCCGTGCAATGGATTGCACCCCTCTGAGCGGGTGACCTGTGCGTCAGTTCGGGCTTTTACTAAAGCAACCTTACTAACAGTCCTGATAATTCTGCGTCCTGCAACCTCTTGACGGACAATGAGTTTAGCGTCATCCAGTTCCTTTAGGATGTTCTGAAGTTGACGCTTTTCCAGTTGAAGGTGATTCTGGAGGTACGCATTGGATGCGAAGCATCCGTCCTCGTTGTCCAGCCCATCGACCACCCCAAAGCACACCTTAGCGGTGATGCTGATGGGATAGGTCAGGACGATGGCGGGAATCCAAATCCCCGTGAACTTAGGCTCGCTCACTTGGTTAGTTTCAGGTTCACGACCTCGTCAGCGTAAGCGGGGTACTGTCCGCTCTTCTGGCAATGACCGAATCGAATCATAGCCATCTCCCAAGACTGGTAGGTCAAGGCTAGGTCATCAACGCTGATGGAGTAGCAACCAACCGCAAAGGGAGGCTCTTTTTCCTGAACGATGAAGATGAAGTCATTGACAGGCTTACCAGCATTGGTTAAGAGCCAGCGATATTGGATATCCTGATAGGCGTACTTATACTTCCAGATTGCCTTACGGAAGCCTTCAGGAGAAGCATCCTCTGCCGTCTTGAGGTCTACGATAATACCCTCGGCTTCGTTGTAGCCGTCTAGCAAGCCCTTCAAGCGAACTTGCTTGTCTTTTGAGTCCTGATATGTGCCAAAGCAAGCGACCTGCTTGTGCGTCAATGTACGGAGAAGACGGTTAGCAACAGGGTGCTCGTACAGGGCTTTCTTCATCAGCGGAATCATCTCTGCTTCCTTGGGCGAGATAACAGCCTTACCAGCCGCATCAATCTTGAACTGCTCCTTGACCGCCTTACCCTCCTTAGTCCTGCCGTCCACATCTGGCATCACGGCATAGAAGTCGCTGGGCTTCTGCTGAAGAATCTCAGCATCATAAGCCGTGCCGAACTGCATAGCGGCAGTAGGCTCGCTCATCTGGTCGCAATGTGCGAGGTAGTGAGCGGGAGACTTGAGGAAGTGACTGAGCATAGACTTGCTCAAGCCAGTTGCTTTCCGATAATCGGAATCAACGATGTTAGGGACAAAGGACGGGTCAATGCCCTTTCGGATTTGGATGGTGTTGCTCATAGGAACAACACTAGTATCCATCGGTATTACAACAAGTCAACCCCCAATCTTCTTTTTTCTCTTATCTCTCGCCTTTTTATTTCGTCTCAATCGCTTCTCATCTTCTGTCTTATGTGTTGGGTGGAATTCAGGACGCTGATGGGCAGAGAAGTAATTCCAGTACGCTAGAATTTTTACAACAAACTCGTAACTGGTTTTTTCCCGTTTGGCTCGTCTTGCTAGGTTCTTAATCTTACCCTCAATGCCATTGCAGTTCTGACACAGTACACCCCTAATCTTACCCGTTTCGTGGTTGTGGTCAAGGCACGGGGTAACAGTTTTTAAGTCAATTTCACATAGCCAGCATACGCCACCCTGTTCAAGAATGACCTTATCTCTGAATCCAGAGATGTCTTTTGGCTTTAATCTCATTTTTAGGTCTACTAATACAGGCGATTAGAATTGACAAGACATAAGTTACGCATAGAAATAAGATTACAACTAGAAATCCAACTTGCAGGAATGCATCCATCTAGAAGCCTATAATATTATGGAATACGAATCAAGCCCAGAACGCTTAAGCACGAACCCTTCTTTAAGGGTTACTGGCAAGAAAGTCCCCAAAGAAAAGCGTGACAAGACCATCGAACTGCTTAAGGACGGTCTAGGTGCTAGTGCCGTGTCAGCCCAGACGGGCGTTAGCAAGCCAGCGGTGCTCGCCATAAGGAAGGACATCGAAGACCACAAGGGGTTCGACCTAGGCACTTGGAAGAAAAACACCTCAGCCCTTTTATCCCAGATTGTCAGCAAAGGCTCGCACAGGCTTCTGGAGGAGATTGAGAATATCCCAGCAGGTCAGTTACCCCTAGCCATCGCCATTATGACCGACAAGGTTATGGCTCTTCAAGACGCTCCTACGGTGGTCGTAGAGCACCGCCTTAAGGTTACCCACCAAGACATCAATAAGATGCTCAAGGGTGACATAATCGACATTGTGCCAATCAAAGAATAGGGCTTGACAGGGTAATACTAGTGTCCTACATATACGCACGATATGTATGCATACCGTATTAGAAACTTAAATATTAAACACGAAGGTAGCGAATACCTCGTTGGTGGACAGGCTCATTATGTAGTTGAAGACTACGAGGAAGATGGAAAGCAAGCCGCTTTTGAGACTGCGGAACTTTACGATGCCCTTGGAAAGTCTGGCTATGTTACCGACAAAGAGGTCTTAGCACAGATTGCGGAGTCTGCCGTAGCCGTTTTAAATAACGACTCGCATCTCTGCCGCACCTTAGGCTCTAAGATTTATACCTAAAAAAAAGGTCACCTAACCCGTTACGGTTGGTGACCCTTGTTCCTTTAGGAGTAGCCTTTAGGAAGGCTCGACTTCCTTGTCGATTTCTTCCTTTGCCGCCTTAACCAGTTCCGAGTACTCGATGGTTGCGGTGGAGAAGGACTTGATGGATTGGAGGTACACCACACGCTCAACGGTGATGGTGCAACCCTTCCAGATGGACTGCCAGTTCTTGTAGGTGGCAAGAGCCTCCAAAGCGGAGTCTTTGCTGTACACAAAGGTCTGTGCCTTGTTATTGTCTTCTTCGACAATAGAGCGGATGATGAGATAAACGATTGGGTTCATAGGATTTATTTACTGGATGGATGCTAGGTGGGTGAGAATGAAAGTATTACAGTCTTTTGCTTTTTAGCAAGGGTTTTTTTGCCTTTTTAGTTTTTTTCTTCAGGGTCGTCCTGAATGGCGAGGTCGATGCAGAGTCCCGTGTCTTCATTGAGCATTTCGATAATTAGGTTCTCAATGTTTTTTCGGTCAATATGGGTCAAGCCCATCTCTGCGGTGCTTTTTTTCGCTTTTAGGTTATAGTCCTGAAGGACGCATTTGTCGAAGAAAGCGACTAGGTATTCTTCTTTTCCTTTTTCGCCCCAGAACTCATAATGACCCTCTCCGATGTCGCAGAGTTCAAAGTGAGCGTAGCCTGTGGCTAGGACGGTGATGTTTCCGTATTGGACTTTTAGGTTTTTGAATTGGTAAGTATCCATAGGTTTAGAGTGTATTACTCTTTTAGGTTTAGCAAGGTCTTTTTAGTTTTAAAGTTAAGGGGAGTTTTACCTCCCCGACTTATTATGGGCATAAAGTGAATAACCAGAGGTCGGCTCAACAGGGCTGAACACGCCAACGCCAACCGATGCCCGTGGTAGATTACGCTACCCTCTCGCCTCTCTGGTTAAGTTTTCCGCATAAAGGGGAGTTACCCCCTGCCTTACTTACGACCAAGGTGGTATCCAGCGACACCAGAGCAAAGGGTCTTTTTACCCCCGTTATGCTCACGGCTTGCGTCAGTAAGTTTATGTTCAATGAATCTGTCAAGAGCGTCAAGGAAGTCCTTGCTTACCCTTTTTCCAGATTGCATTTTAACAAACTTTTTAACGGCTGATACATTGATGTATTTTTGGCTCATATGCGGATGTGAAAGAACTGAAAGTTATTCTACTTACCAAAAAGGGGTTAGTGACTTCCCCCTGACTTTTACTTTTGCCCGATGAGCAATTTCTCTTCCTGACGCTCTTTATATGGCTTAACGCAGATGACTTGATTCCTTCCATAAGCCATCCTGAAACGCTCGTCCCTGAACTCAGGGTTCAGTAACTGAATCGCTTTAGCAATGGAAACGCAAGTGTCTTGCTGGTTTCGCCAGTATTCGCAAAGGGTCAAATACTCTTCTGTCTGCTTGATAGTAGGCTCACCTTTTAGATGAAGCCGTTCAGCCTCACGAAACATCTCTTCTTCACCTGCAAAGGCGAAGTAAAGAGCAGTTTCAAGGGAGTCAATTGACTGCTTAATACGGTTATAAGAGCAAGAGGAGAACTCTCGCAGGTCTGGCTTTGTCATTTTGTTTTTGGTTTGGTGTTCCCCTCCAGCGAAATTGCTGGTTTAGGGAAAGTAGAATGAGAAGGAACTGAAAGTAGTGAATCCAATGTAATACCTTTATGCAACCAAAAAAGAGGGGTTAGTAACTTCCCCCCCTGACTTACTTCTGTTCGCTGAGACGCTTGAGCATCTCCTCTAGGACGACCTTGATGAGTTCACGAAGTTCCTCCTTAGAGGGCTTCTGAGCCTCACCAATCTGCTCTTCTACCGCTTCGGCGACCTTTTCCTCAAGGGAATCGCTGAGGTCTTCAGTATTCTCCTCGATAAGGTCGTTCACACGGTCGGAATCACAGTAGTCGCTATTCCCCATCCATTGTTCGATTTGGTCGTCAATGTCGTCATTCTTGACATAATCGTCAAGGTCGAGGTCATTAACGGTGCTTTCGAGTTCGTCCAGACGGTCTTCGACACCGCTGAGGTCAGGCTCGCTCTCGATAGAGAGAGCACCGACCTTTTGGTCGAGCGTGTTGACATCCTTCTGGACGCTGTTGAGGGTGAGGGTCAGGTCGTTAAGACCTAACCAGTTGGCTAGCCACTTCTTGAGCATTTTGTTTTTGGTTTTTGGGTATCCCGCTCCCTCAGGTTTGAGGGTTCACGGAAATTGGACTGTGAAAGAACTGAAAGTAGTAGAAACACCTTTCCCCCAGTTGTCAACCAGATTGAGCCAAGAAAAGAAGGGTTAGTGACTTCCCCCTCTGCTTTATTCTGCGTCCCGCTTATCGATTAGGGTCTTCCATTGCTTGAAAGTGTTCCCAGTCGAGTACACGCTATTCGTCCAGAGACCCCAGTAAACTAGGACATCTTGGTCGGTTAGGATATACTTGCCGTCCTTGTCTGCTCCCTGCCAACTGGCAGGGTCTTGCTTCAGGGTGTTCTCGCCTACCCATAGGGCTGGCAGTTTACCCTTCGCTCGCAGGTATTGGACTCGCTTCAAGACTTCGCTCTTCTTAGCCAAGCCGCCTGTGTAGTTCATACGCAGGGTCAGCGTTAGCCAGATGAGTGCTTCCATCTTGGGGTGCATCACGGTTGTCGGTTCGCCCTTGTCGCTCAGGAATGTGTAGTTCCTGACGCTCTTGGGCAGTTTCTCAGCAAGCCAGTCGAGGCTCATATCTTTGTGTGGTTGTGGTTTGGGTTACCCGTCCCCGATTGTTCCACATAGAACATTCGGTTTCGGGAAGGGTTTCAAAGAGCGGGTAGGTGTTGTCCCTACTCCTACTAAGATATGCCCCTAGCGGCTGAGTGCAAGGTCATATCAGGGTATTTGATACGCAGTAGCAGAACTAATGACCCCTATAAGGACAGACTAATGCACCCCCATAGCACGAACCGTGCCAAGTGCGTTGACAATGGCAAGATTGCCCTAGGAGGGTGGCTTCTCCAGCCGATGCTACCCCCTAGACCCACCCCTGTAAACGCCTCTGACACCCCATTCTGAGTGAAGTTCTAAAGCGTTGAATATCAACGACTTACACACACACCCGTGTCAAGCCGCCAGATGATGCTATAAGCAAATCTAATGACCCCCAGCAGGAACTCTAATCATAGGTCTGTCAAGGGGTATTCGGGCTGAATCATAGGTGCGGCACTAATGATTGAATCCTGACTAAAGATATCAGGATAAGACCTGTCAATCAGGTTGCGCAAAAACAAGCAAATCAACGCTAAAGGGTCTAGGAAGCCCGTGGCGACCTCGCACCCCCCTGTACTGGTAAGGCTATTGACTACCCTCTGTAAACGCCCCTGACACCCCAAAGAAGTGTAAAAATTGGTAAAAATGAGAAAACCGCTGGTATCATTGGTCGGAATGCGTGTTTCAGCGTATTATAAAGTTCAAATAATCGTCTGCTATCGGTCATATAAATCTGCACCTGTAAAGGAGACTTGGCACGGTCTCTGCTACGCACACGCACCCGTCCTACACAAAGGTTGAGCCTCCAGATTCCCGTCACACAATTGTAACAATCGACACGAAGAATCTCCTGTACTCCTATCAATAGGACTACTAGGGTGTGTGAGTCGCCTGACGACACCTACAAAACCAAAAACCAAATGAACCAGCCCACCAAAATCACGGTAGCCGATGTAATCGCTGACCGTTTCATCATCAGCCTCCAGAACGGAGTCGCACCTTGGCAGAAGCCTTGGGCATCCGTCTCCCCTCAAAATGGCGTGAGCCGCAAGCCCTACTCTGGGGTGAACGCCTTCACCCTCGCCTTCTGGGGTTCTGACGACTACTACCTGACCTTCAACCAAATCAAGGCGGCTGGTGGTACGCTGGAAGCGGGAACGAAAGGTCTGCCCATCACCTACTTCGCTAAGGTCGAAGACAAGAAAAAGACGAAGGTCAACGGCTCTGCTGACACCTTCCTGCTCGCTCGCTACTACACGGTCTTCCCCGTGAACAAGTGCAACCTCCCTGACTTCAAGCGAGCGAACAAGCAAATCGTGTTCACCCCAATCGAAGCGGCTGAAAAACTGGCGGCTCTGAACACGGTAGGCGTGACGCACGGTGGCACATCCGCTTCCTACTCTCCAATCTTCCACACGATTGAAATGCCACGGAAGGAATCGTTCAAGAGCGTTGAGCAATACTACGCAACGCTGTTCCACGAAATCGGTCACTCGCTCAAGGAGCGTGGCACACACTCGACTGACGGCTTCGGCTCAAAGGAATACGCTAAGGAAGAACTGGTCGCAGAACTGTTCTCCAGCATCTGCCTGAACGATACTGGTCTGCTCGCTACCACCGTGTTCGATAACTCTAGTGCCTACCTTGGCAACTGGCTCAAGGTGCTCTCCAACGACAAGACGCTAATCCAGAAAGCCGCCAGCGAAGCGTTCAAACGCTGGACGAAGTTCAAGGGCGTAGCAGTCACCGAACCAGAAACGGAGGTCACGGCATAAGCCGTGCCTCTACTATAAATCTCCTACACACGAACCAAAATGAACATTCATTCCGACTGGGTGGGCACGATGCTCGCCATCAACGAACTGACACGCAAGAATACCAGCATCATCAACCACGATGACATCTGGAAGCAGGTCGGTGAAGCGACCAAAGCCGAAGACGACCACCAGCGTCATCAGGCTCTTGAAGTCATCCTAAAAGATTGCTTGAAGAAGGTCAGCGACTACAACCAAAACCAGACGCTCAAGCGTGACTCGTACGACCTCCACCTCTCAGTCTACGCAGGTCGCTTCGCTGGTCTGTACTCCTATGGCTCAGACCGACTCGCTGGCATCCGCTACCTCTCGTTCTACGAGGTCAGCCGTGAGTGCTACAGCCCAGCCGAAGGCGGTTGCTGGTACGACCGCCACACCCTAGTCGCCACCTTCCCCGTGAGCCACTTCCTGAACTACGGTGAGCGGGACTACGATGTGCTCCTAGCCGTAGCCGCTGGTGAAGCCGCTCGGATGGAACTCAACTACGATGCCATCCGACTGGAGACCTTCCCAGCCGAATTCCAGACCCTCCGCACCCCGATTTACCAGTAAGCCTGACCCCCTCAATAGTCCACCCCAGTTAGCCTCAGGTAGCCACTCCTGAGGTCTAGCCGTGTCTACATACCAACCAGACCGTCCTAGCCGCTCCAGAGACCAGCCAGACCCTTTAAATCCATATGTGAACTGATGTTCAGTATGGGTTTTGAACCTGTTGATGGATTCGGAGGCTTTACCCCATAAGGAACGGTTCATTTCCGACTGAACCCTGATAACCTGACCAAAGATGTCACCTTAAGGGGGCGGGGGGGGTGGCTCTTTTACTATTGGTTCGTTTTTTTATCAGGTTCACTCAGACATTTTTTATTCGCAAATAGCGAACAGGAAAACTTTTTTAACCCTTAGAGCATTTTAGGCTTGACTCAATTTTTTTTCACCCCCCTAGTACCCCCTGTTATTTACCCCCTCAGTCCCCCAATTCTGGGGGAAGGGATTTCGATGAATTAGAAAGAATTGGTTTGACTATAAGAAAGTACTTGAACATACAGCAGGAGTTCTTTGACTTTGCCTTGTTAGCACAGCGGTAGTGCGTCTGTTTTGTAAACAGAAGGTCGTAGGTTCAAATCCTACACAAGGCTTACTTTGCGGGGTCGTTTTTGTTACGAGTACATTATTAGCAGAACCAATGGTTCAATGGTTTAAAACACGGTCATAGGAAGTTCTGAATATAGTACGAGGGGTTAGACTCCCCTCCCCCGCCCTTTTACGACCTATAGTTCAACGGATAGAACACCCGCCTTCTAAGCGGGTCATCTAGGTTCGATTCCTAGTGGGTCGATTTTGACGCATTAGTTTAAGTTGAATTCCGTTTATCGGAGGAAAGAGGTTAAAGTTCCTCTTATGCGTCCTTCTACCCTGATGGTGTAACGGTAGCACAGGAGTTTTTGGTACTCCTTGTCGGGGTTCAAATCCCTGTCAGGGTTCTTTAGGGATTGTAACTCAATGGTTAGAGTAGTCGCCTTTTAAGCGATTTGTTGCTGGTTCAAGTCCAGTCAGTCCCACCTTCACGGCAGTAACTCAATTGGCAGAGTGTCTGCTTTCCAAGCAGGATGTTGCGGGTTCGACCCCCGCTTGCCGTACTTTCGGGCGTGTAACTCAGCGGTTAGAGTGGAGTCTTTATAAGGCTTAAGTCGAGGGTTCGATTCCCTTCACGCCCACCTTTAGAGGGGTGGCAGAGAGGTTTATTGCTCCAGTCTTGAAAACTGGCGTGGGGAAACCCACCGTGGGTTCAAATCCCACCCCCTCTGCCTTTCGACATATTGCTTGACTCTTGTCGATTCATCGACCAGATATCGACATATGAACGAGAAAGAACTCTCTATAGCCTTAGGTCTTTCAAAAGACATCTTACGCCAATTTCGCTCATCTTATGAGGAAGTTGTTCATTGGACACGCATTGAATCTAAGCGTCCTAAACATCTCTGGGAGATTTCTTGGACAGAGGAAGGTGTTCGTGCTCTCAAGGAAAATATCGGCTTCAAGGAGGTCGATTTGACTGTTTCCCCTGCGGAGAAACAGGGAACAGTTTACTGCAAATACAAGAATCCCCGTGTAATCGGAGTGGTGATTGATGGCAAGCAGGAAAATGTAATTTGCCGTGAATCGACCAAATTTGGCATTGGTATGGCAGTCAAGGTACGCTGGGACGGTGCTCGCTGGGTTGTTACCCGCCACCCTCGCTTTATCGGTAAATATTAATTTTTATTATGGCACAACCTAACAAACAACCACCTGTTGAGTTCAGGGGGATGACTGGTAACGATACTTTCTCAATCCACACCCCGCAAGGCTCTAAGTGGGCTAAGGTTGGTCAGTCTGTTGGCGGTTACCTCATCAGCGGGTACGACACCAAGACGCAGAACCTGCAAATCACTCAAAGCGGAAGACACTACACCATCCCTATGGGGGGTAGCATCATCACGGAGTACAAACCTCCTTCGGCTACTATTGAGCGTCCTTACACAGTAGACCCCACCGAAATGATTCCTCTTGAAAGACCTATTGCTAAGGATGCTGTGGTTGGGGCTGGGGCTACAAGCAACTGGGAACAAGAATTTGTTAACTCGCAACATTATAAGTTTAAGCCAGAAGAGGTAGACAAGATTATTGAGAACTCAAAAAAGAGTTCCTATATGACTGAAGAGCAAAAGAAAAACATTATGTCGCTAGAGGCATATCATAAAAATATTGCAGAAAAGAAAATTCTTCCAGACACAGACTATTATATCCCTAAGCGTTCTGATGATGGTAGCGTTGATTTTGACATCTTTAAATATAAACCACAAGGAGAGATTCAGTAATATGGCAAAGAAAGCGGCAAAAAAACCTGTAGCAACAGACCCTATATATAATTACGGTTGGATTGATAATGAGATTATTGAAATGAACCAAGAAGGGTTCACGGATGCAAACACTCAAAAAAATCTGTTAAGACATATGCTTGCTGAGGGTGGTCCGAAAATGCGGATGAAAGAAACATACAACGGGACTCCAGAAGAATACTTCACAAAGATGTATGGTGCAAAAACTACTGCTGGCAAAAACCTAGGAAACAAGACAGATGCAGATGCTGTTAAGTATTATGGAAGAGGGTTCATTCATCTTACTGGAAGATACAACTACGAGCGTCTTGCTAAACTAACTGGAATTGACATCGTCAATAACCCAGACCTTGCGGCAGAACCAGCGAACGCTCGTAAGATAATGTACGCTTATCTTAAGGATAGAGCAAAGACACATAAACTAGACCTCAACAATCCTGAGCATTTGCACAAAGCAATTGCACCAAAAGAGAATTGGCAACAACGACAAGCCCGTGTTCTTCCTATTTCAGATATGGATTATTCTGTTAATGTACCAGTCCCTCCAAATCCAAATCCACAACCTCCAGCAGACCGCACAGGAAAAACCCCTCTAGGTCAAAGAATGACATATGCTCAATTCCTAAAAGAGCAAGGCGGTGGCATAACGCCAGACACAACTCCACCCGCTAGATGAACCTAACGCCTCACCCAGTTCTATTGATGCCTACCACGGAAGATGTCCGTAGGTTGGTTGATAAGGTTGGTGAGGAAAAAACGGCTGAAATTCTTTCCATCCGAGAGGATAAAATCCTTGCGGAGAAACTAGACCCTTACAGGCACGGGTTTGACCTTCCTCATTGGCTTGAAGCAGATGAGATGCTTAAGAAAAACAACGAAGTTCTTATTCTTGGTGGAAACCGTGCCTCTAAAACAGAGTGGGCGGCAAAGCGTGTAGTCCAAACCTTGATTAACACAAAGGATGCTAGAGTGTGGTGTCTGCACACGACCAATCAGTCGTCAATTCAGATGCAACAGAATGTTATCCATAAGTACTTGCCATCTGAGTTCAAGGATTTGCGTAAAAACAAGGTTCAGAATGTATCGTACACGCAAAAAAACGGTTTTTCTGACAACACTTTTATTCTACCTAACAAAAGCCAATGCTTCTTTATGAATTACGCTCAAAAGCGTGATGTTATTGAGGGTGGCGAGGTAGATTTGATTTGGTGCGATGAATTAGTGCCTTTAGATTGGATTGAAACCCTGAGGTATCGTATTGTTACTCGTTTTGGTAAGTTAATCACAACATTCACACCAATCACGGGGTACAGTAGCGTTGTAAAAGAGTATGTAAGCGGTGCTAAGATACTTGAGCACCGTAAAAGCCCGCTCTTGCCAGATAACATCAATGTGAACGGATGCCCAAGGGGTCATATGCCTTATAAGGCACAATCTTATGTTCGTCCTGCTGGCGTTATGTGGTTTCACAGCGAACTTAACCCGTACAACCCATTTGAACAGTTAAAGAAGACTCTGATGGGCAAGAAACCTTACGAAGTTAAGATTCGTGCGTATGGTTGGGCTGACAACATCAGCGGTAGTCAATTTCCAAGATTTACCCCAGAGGTCAATATTATTAAGTCAGAAAACATTCCAGTCGAGGGTACTAACTATATGGTTGTAGACCCTGCTGGTGCTAGAAACTGGTTTATCATCTGGGCAAAGGTAACACAAGACGGGGATGTCATTGTCTACAGAGAGTTCCCAGACGAATCAGAGGGCGAGTGGGCGTTACCTGCTGGAGAGCCAGACGGGAAGGCTGGAACAGCCCAAAGAAACGGAGCAGGACGCTCACTAGCCGACTACAAGCAACTTATTCTAGACCTTGAGAGCGGAGAAGAGATATCTGAGAGATATATCGACCCCCGTGCAGGTGGAACTAAGGCTGTAACAGAAGATGGAGGAGTTACTTTAATTGATATGCTTGATGACGGGGAAGTGCCTATGCATTTTATCCCAGCCGCAGGAATTAGGATTGAACAAGGCGTTACTTTAATTAATGACGGCTTTGCCTATGATATGTCCCAAGACATCAGCCCGTTGAATAAACCTAAACTATACATCTCAGACAAATGTCAAAATCTAATATACTGCATCAAGGAGTGGACTGGTCAAGATGGCGACAAGGGAGCAACGAAAGACCCAATAGACTGCCTTCGATACCTAATGACTATGAATCCTGTTTACATTTCGGACAGCACAATGCGTGGAACGGGTGGAGGAAGTTACTAATGGAACTTTATTTTCCTTGCTTACTTCCAAGAAAAAAAGCAATGCTTTGTTCTGGACTTTCAAGAACCCTTCTTGAACAACTTGCTAAAACGGGTGTTATAAGAACATATACCACAAAAGGCAACCATAAACGATACTTTCGAGACGACTTAATTAATTTTATTAATGAAAAAATACAACAACAACGCAGATAAATTTGTATTTGCAACGGATAAGCCTGATATTCCCTACTTCTATTCGGAATACCAGCGTTCTACGCAGAACGGAGGAAACACCGCTAACATAGCGGAAAATGACGACATAAGACTTGCTAGATGGGAAGGTCAGACGGATGACGGCAAGAAGCACAGCGAAAACCGTATGAACGGTGATGGTGCATTCCCCTTTGAAGGTGCTTCAGATGTTCGTTGCAGACTTGTTGATAGAACGATTAATGAAATAGTTGCTATCCTTATGACAACCTTTGATAGGTGTCAGATTAAGGTAAAAGGTACGGAATTCAACGATTCCGAAACAGCCGCTACCGCTAATGTGCTTATGTCTTGGCTTGTTGAGTCAAGACTGCGTACAGAACTGCGAAAAGAGGCTGAATTGCTTGCCCAGAACGGACTTCAATACGGATGGGCTGGATTACACATCCTGTGGGAACGAGAGATGTCTACACGCTTCCAGAAACTATCTATGGACGAACTTGTTCAGGCTGTTCAGATGGGAATGCAGAAAGACCCCAATACGCCCCTCAAAGACCTCCCAGATGCCATTGTAGACCCTTCCAAGGAAGAGTTTGCTATGTCTTTAATCCAGATGTACCTTCCGACTGTTTCTCCTGCAACAGTTAAGAAGGCAATTAAGGAACTAAGAGAAACTGGAACTGCTCATATCCCAGAACCGTTTATTTCTAAGAACCAACCAAGTTTGGTTTCCTTAAAGCCATATGACGAGATTTCATTCCCGCCAGAAACGATTGATATTCAAAGAGCCAGAGTTATCTTCAGAAGAACTTATGTTACTGAAGTAGAACTTCGTACAATGGCAAAACAGTACGAATGGGATAACTCATTTGTTGAACAATCTGTTAATACCGCTGGTAAACAATCTAACTTCAACGACCCTAACCTTCTCCCTGCCGCCGCCTTGTTGAATTATCAAGTAAGCAGAAATGACCACTTGATTGAACTGGTTTACGCATATAGCAGATTGATTGACAGCGATGGCATTGCTGGAATCTATCAAACAATCTTCTGCCCACAGTCTGGCAACGAAGAATACGCTTCGCACGAACTACTTGGAAGTGCTCAAAATAAGTATCCGTTTGTTATCTACCGCAGAGAAAAAATTAGAAGACCTATCTACGAAACCCGTGGAATCCCTGAAATCGCCCAGACAGACCAAGAGGAAGTCAAAGCCCAGCGTGACTCCGTGCGGGATAGAACAGCCTTCACAACGCTACCACCAGTCCTAGTAAAGAAGAGACTAAGTGGTATCAATAAGATTTCTCCGGGGGTTCATTTGCCTGTTACATCAGTTGATGACTACAGATTTATGCCTACTCCAACTGGAGAGCCTAACACAGCCTTCGCCTTAATGGACAAGGTTGATATGGAGCATTGTGCGTACTTTGGACTTTATCATCCAAACATAATGCCTCAAAAAACTCAAACAACCCAGCAATTCCTTGTGAATAACTGGCTGGATGTCTGGAGTGAGGCTTTTTCTATGACATTCTCAATGATGCTCCAGTATATGGACTCAGCCGAGATTGAACAAATTACTGGACGCTCGCTTCCTCAGAACTTGAGTTCCATTAGCAATAATTATGACTTCCAAGTTAAATACGATGTTAGAGAACTTGATACTCAGTTTGTCATCGAGAAACTCAAAGCAATTACGCAATTTGTTCTCCCTCTTGATAGTGCAGGAGTTATTGACAAGAACAAACTTGTTAAAGCGGCTATTGAGGCTATCGACCCTGATAAGGCAAAAGAACTCATCATCAACACGGCAACGGCTTCTCAGATGCTGTATAAGGAAATTCAATCTGACATCGGTCTTATGATGCTTGGAAACGAGGCTAACTATGTCGAAAACGACCCTTCAGCCCCGTCTAAACTCCAGTACCTGCAAGACATTATCTCTAAGAACCCCAAGGCACAGCAACAAATGCAATCCGACCAGCATTTCCGTGCCCTTATGGATAACTTCATCAAGAACCTGCAAATGTCCGTAAGCCAGCAACAGAACAAGCAGATTGGTCGCACGGGAGTTACTCCTATCGCTGAACAGGCTGGGAATCAGATGCAACAACAGATTCAGCAAGCAGAGCAAATGCAAGCCCAGCAGGAAGCCCCTGAACAGCAAGGAGGTATGATGTGAGCCTCCCTATCGAAATTATCAACGGTCTTTCCTTTGAAAAGGGGAATCCAACTTGGGGTGCTGTTATGCTTCTTATCAATGCCAGCATTGAATCAGAGGTTTCTGATGCACTTTCAAAGGATTCTAAGGGGGAAGACAGGGCTTGGCATTCAGGAAGAGCCTCTTCTTTAAGCAGTTTTAGAGACCTTCTTATACTCACACGGGATGAAGTACTTGCCGACCAAGGAAAAGCACCTGAACAGTATGATTCAGGCGAAATTGGCTTGGACAAGTAATCCTCTTGCAACAGTAACTTTTTGCCTCTTAAAGGCTTCTAATGGTTCTGAGTCCATTCTAAAACTCTGTATATAGGACTTTAGACCTTATCTAATGAATACAAAGAATGATGCCGACCTTGGGACGGCTGAAAACAACCCCACGACAAACACCGAAAACAATTCCGCAGTTTTTGGTTTAAATGAAATCGCTGATATTATCAGCAATAAGTTCCTAGGCGGTGAGGAACAGAACGGGTCTCCTGAAGTCCAAGAAGGTCAGGAACAAGCGGAAGGTGAAAGCACCGCTTATGAACAAGATAGTGCTGTTCTTTCACAGGAAAATGAAACAACCGCTGACAATTCAGAATCAGAAGACTCCGAGGAAACCGAAGAAACCAAGTCTGACGATGAAGAAATTGAAAGAGGTCTACCAAAGGGCGTTAAGAAACGCATCGATAAACTCTCTGCCAAGCGTAGAGAAGCCGAAGCGGAAGTTGAACGACTAAAGCAAGAAGTGGAACGATTGGAGCAAGAGGCTACCAAGCCAGCCCAAGTCCCAGATTCAAGCAACCCGTTCAGCCACATCCGTAGTATGGAAGAAATCAGCCGAGAGGCTGACCAAGCCAAACAAATTAGGCGTTGGTGCGAAATGAACCCTGATGGTGCTGTTGTGACAAAGTCAGATGGCGAAGAAGTAGAGTACACGGCTGAGGACATCCGAAAGATTAAAGTTAAATCTATGGATGCACTTGAAGAACATCTCCCAAAAAGAGCACAGTTCCTTCAAGCGTACAATCAGTTTGAAGCGGTGGCTCAAAAGGATTATGTGTGGTGGAAAGACCGTTCCAGTAAGGAACGACAGATGGCAGAATCTTTCATCAAGGCATTTCCAGAAATACTTCGTGCACCTGACCATAAGTTAGTACTAGGTCACCTCATTACAGGCATAAAAGTCTATGAGAACCAGAAGAGAGTAACTACTCCTCAAAAAGTACTCGCACAACCTAGGTCGTCTGCAAGCCCAGTTCCCCTGAAGAAAAATCAGGTTGCTGAACAGGTCGCAAAGCAACGATATGCGTCTTCTAACTCCCGTGACGATTTGAGCATAATCATCGCTAACAAATTCTTGTAATCCCCAAACCTATATAACTACTATGGCAAATCTCCTAGAAAAAGACATCTCCTCTGGAAAAAGAGAAGACCTCGCTGACCTCATCGCACTCGTTGATGCAAAGGATACTCCTTTCACATCGATGGCAAAGAAGGGTTCAAAACCTGGAAATACACTTTTCAGATGGCAAGCCGATTCACTTCCTACACCTAAGACGACTGGTACAGTCGATGGTACGGATGTGACCTCCTATGACAACTATGTCAAGGATGGCGGCGTAACCTATCGTGCTGAACTCAGCAACTACATCCAAATCTTCCGCAGAGCCGTCCGTGTGTCCCCGCTTACGCAGGACATCGCTACGATTGCTGGGGTTCGTGATGAACTCGCTAACAATGTCGCTAAGGGCATTCAGGCTATCAAGCGTGATATGGAAGCCACAATGTGCTCCAACAACGGTGCTCAGGCTGACGCTGGTGGTTCAACCCCCTACCTCACCCGTGGTCTTAACAAGTGGCTTCAGCCAATTGCTACGAAGGACACAACGCTTGCTGTTCCTGACACCTTCTGTACGCCTACGGCTAACCGTTCTACGGTTGGAACTGCGGCTCTGACTGAAACGGTTGTCCAGAATATCCTCACGGGTATCTACAGCCAAACTGGTCAATACAGAGACTATGACGCTCTCGTTGGTACTGCTCTTAAGAGAGCCTTTACTAACCTTGCGTTTACATCTACCCAAGGCTCAGGCACAGCCCCGATGACCGCTATCAGAACCCTTAACCGTGAGTCGGACGCTTCGTCCTACATCTCTTCGGTTGATGTGTTTGAAGGCGATTTCGGTAAACTTCGTCTGCACCCGTCACACTATCTCAATGCTACTTCTGGCGTTGGCTCGACCTTTGCTGGTTATGTCATCCCGTTTGACCAAGTTGAGATTCGTTATGGCGGCAATGTCGCTGGAGTTACTGCTCTCACCAACAACGGTGGTGGCGAAGCCCGAATGATTGAAGCAGTTGCTGGACTTTGCGTCTACAACCCGCTGGCATTTGGCGTGTTCGACTTCACCGCCTAATCAGACAATGGCTGACATCATTCAAGACCTAGCGGAGGTTATCCCCCCTGAATTAAGAAACAGGGTTAGGGATGAACTTCTGCGTGGGTGGAGAATGGAAGAAACTAAGGCATATGCCGAAGCGAAACAGTCAGCCATTTTTAACCACGCCAACGAAGCCCGAAGCATCGATGGTGTTGGTCAACTAAAGGCTCGGATACCCCAAGCCGCTTTCCATTACTGGGGACATCGGCTGGGGTACGAGTGCTGGGATGATGATTCATTTCTCAGAGAATTTCTTCGGGACAATCCAGAAACTGCCGTTTCCAATTACGCCAAGCGTACTTGCGTTAACGGCACAATTTTCACGGCTGACGGTTATCTCACATAATGAGAACTGCAAACTTTTCACAAATCCTCTTTGACGCTCTCCAGTATTCTGGAAATGACCGTCACAACATCACCGCTGAGACATTCGCTCAGTTCCGTGATTTTGCATCCGCAAGGATTCGTGAGGCTTGGGAAACCATTCAATGGGCAGATGTTTGCAGACTTGTAGAGTTCACGACAACAACTGACGCTAACGGGGTTGTTTCTTTCTCTCCAGCGACAGAAGCAGATGAGATTCTTGCTGTCTACACAAAGAACCCTCAAGAGACCACACAAGCGGTTCAAGTCCCATACCAGATATACGACAGCGGTTCTGTTCGTAAAATTATCATTGGAAATGGCATTGTGTCAGGTTGGTACTTGTACAGAAAAGACTGCATTGCTCTTGAGGGAGAGTTGTACAGCCCTACCGTAGTTTATTATCAAGGAGTTCAGGTCTACTTTGACTCTGGCTCAGGTACTGGAACATATACTCCAGTTCTTGGTAAGCCTCACGCTGGCAATTTCTACACTTGCACGGTTGTATCTACAACTGTGGGGCAAAACCCTAACACGCATCCTGCATCTTGGACAAAGATAGAGATTCCGTATATCTTCTCTGCGTTTATGGCTTGGGGAGCGGCGGCTAACTGGCTTGTTTCTGAAGGTCAGATTCAAGAAGCACCAGTAATTGAAGCCAAGGCTAAGGAAGTAATTGAGCAGGAATACGATAAATTCCTCAATCAACAAGGACAATACGGCAAACTAAATATAACCAGAACTTACTAATTTATGGCAATCATCTCAACATCATCTCCGTTCCTGCGTAGTTATACGACTACTCAGACGGCTTTAAGCACTACTAAGATTCAAGTGCTTACCCTTCCACCTGACATTACTACCAAGCGTATTATTGTTCTTGTGCAGAACACATCTGCTACTGAAACCGTACAGGTTATGGGCAACGCTACTGATACAGTTGGTGTTGTTCTTCCTCCGCAGTCTCAGTTCTCAATTGATAACTATCAAGGTGTTCTTTATGCTGTGGCTAACGCTGGTACACCTGCTATCAACATCACTATCAGTACTGTCTAATGGCTATTGAGTTCACACAATACGCTGACTCCGTAGGTAAACAGCAAGCAAACTTTCTTGCTTATTCTGCTGTATCAATTGACAGAGCCAATGGTGCTATTGATTGGGGCTGGAGAGCATCCACACAGCCGTTCTTTCTCAAGAACATTGGCGTTGGCAACTGGGGTCTTGTTAATCAAACAACAAGTGCATACGCAGTTTGTGTGGTGCAAGGCACTAATGTTTCGTATTTCTCTGGTATGGCTAGTTCTGGAACTGATAAATACAAAGTTAAACTTACTGGGAGCAGTCTTTCAGACTTTAACATTGGATAATGTATACAATAAACACTCCATATAAAGGCTTTGCTGGGTTCACCCTTGACGGAAAAACAACTGTCATTGGTGCAGTTGAAGCGAATCAACAGTTTGATTGCATTGATGGCGTTCAGATGTTCTTTGGTAAAACCCTAGCAGAACTAAACACGGCAATTGAGGATTCTATCGCCTAATGAGTATTAACCTGTCAGTCGGTGTTATGATTCCTACGAATGTCGTAGAAGTCGGTAACGAAATTACGGCTGACCAGTTAGCGGCTATCACAAGTGCATCTGCACCTACATCTGCTAATCCTTTTATAACAACATCTGCCCTTCCAGCCGCAGGAGTTACAAATAACAAAGCACTAGCCAATGCAATTGCGGCTTCAATGTGGTATACTTTTGATGGCTATGATTGGATTAGGGCAACAAATACAGGTATCGTAAACGCAAGAGTTCTTTCTGGTGATGTAAGTAGTTCTGGCATTTCAGATGGCACTTCTTTTGTAACAGGCTTCCCGCCTTT